ATAGGGGCTGGTATAGGGGCTGGTATAGGGGCTGGTATAGGGGCTGGTATAGGGGCTGGTATAGGGGTAAATAAAGAAATTGGCGCAGGAACAAAAACGGGAGCAGGCGCTGGTTCTGGTATTACACGCTGGTATATACTTTCCCCTCGACCTATATTGTATTTTTGCCAACCTTGGCCTCCTGGGGGTGGGTCTTCTCCTCTCCATGTTTCTATTGCCATATTAGACTCCTATTTAATTTTTACATTGAGCCTGCGCTAACAATATTACCAATGACGGTAAAGTTCCCACTTGCATCTAGCTTTGCCACACTGGTTCCACTAGATTTAAAAAACAAGACTCCACCAGTTTCTTCCAGCGTAAAGTTTGTCAATGTGCCATTTGCTTTGCTTGCAATGGCAGTTGCAATGTTGTTGAACTCAGTGTCAATCTCTGTGCCTTTAACAACTTTGGCTGCATTGCCAGGAGCAAGCGCGTCTTTGGCTGCAAAGTTAGTTGCTTTAGTGTAGTTGCTCATACAAGTTTTCCTCGTTTTGCCTGAATTTCAATTTTTTGGATGCTCACAGCAAACCCATTGATGGCTGTCTCATATCCAGTTTGCACTGCTTTGCCAGAACCAGTTGCTTGGCTTATAAGCACTTGCAACTGAATTCCATTTGAGTAAAATGCTACAGGAGAGCCATTGTCTCCATATTCAGCAATGCCGTATTGTGCAACTGTGCTTACAGGAATAGATATGCTTTCTGAGAAATATTGACCAGAAAAGTCAAATCCCCATTTAACTGTAAATCCTTGATTTGAGCCGCCAATAACGGTCACAAGGATTTTCTTCAAAATAGAAGTGATGCCAATGTCGCCAAAATCAGCGTAATTGGTAAAGTATTGCAGCCTATAGGTTGCATCATGGTCAAGATAGGTGTCGTACTTTCCTATGTAGCCATTTTTCCCAAAAAGCAAGTCACCATTCCGCTTAGACAAAAAGCAAGTAGGCTCAATAGAGTCCCACACCGTCACACGGGCAGAACCATCTTGCAACTGCGTCTTGGTGTCAAATACATAGACTTGTTTTGATACAGGAAGGCTCAATAAGTAGAAAGCATTGATTTCGGAGTAAACAGCTTTGCAGTTAGCAAGCGTTTCAGCCGAAAGCGAAAGCATTAAGTCATTGCGGACATTCTTAGATAGGTCACGCAAAGGCGCAGACTTCTCCTGGATGGTACGCAGCAATGAACGTACTCCACTGTTTGACAGGAAAACGATGTCGGTTCCCGTAGTGTGGATAGTGTCACGCCCAAGGCATCCAACGCTGGAGATAGAGTCGCTAAGACTCATTGTCGCAGGCGTAGTGGCATTGGCATAGACAAGGATTTGACGCTTGCCAAAGATAAACAGAAACCCATTATGTGAAGCTAGGCCAACAATCTGGTCTGCTCCATTAGGCCAAACACGGCTTACATCCAATGTTCCTGAAGTGCCACCACTCCATATGTGACCAGTTAACAAGTCAGAAAAAGTGATGGTTGTATTGTCAGTTGTAGTGCTTGCTACCCAAAGGCGACCAAAGGCAGATATGCCAATGTTTGCTAGTGGGACAGTGCCTGCATAGCCAGTTTTCTCGCTTATCCTGCGGAATGTCGTAGTGCTAACGGCAGGGTCATAAATCAGTGGGTCAAAACCAGTTTGAAAGAAGAAAGCAATGCCATTAAGAGAACATATCTGCCAATCATTTGCTGTAATTGTTGGCGCAGTACCTCCCCCTCCATAGGTCAGTTCTGTCACTGCATTAGAAGTGCCTAACTTAAACAGTTTGTTATTGCCTGCAAAGAGAACAGTCAGAGTGCCATCGGATTGCACCAATTCATGGATAACGCCAACACTGTTAGCGCCAAGGTTTCCAGTAGATGGATTTACTCTAGAGTAGCCTTTGCGAGAGCCAATGCGCCCGTACTGGTCAATGATTGCATTGGTAGCAATAGACGCAAAACCTGAAGCCAAGTCCAACTGCGAATCTTGGGTGTTTAACCCATAGAAACCAGGCGCTGATACGCTGTAGGACTGTAGTGCTTGGCTCATGTCGCAATAAATTCGTTGAAGTCAGGGAAACGAGTGCCTTCCAATGCAATGTAGTCAGAGAGCATGGATTTGTATAACAGGAACGCTTCGGAAGAATTCATGGAGCCATCTTCACCACGCTCAATCAATGCACGGGCATATGCGTTTTGCGCCACCAGAACATCAGGAACAAGACATACGGTGCTATCAGAGGACAAGGTAGCCTGTGGCACTGCCAACGAGAAAAGAAGGCTGTAAACGCCATCTGGACGAGGATACAGCGTTACCTTTGCATCGTAGTTTGCATCTACACCATCAAAGATGTATTCGCTTGGGATGGTTGATGCCGGAACAACTGCATAGTTCTGATAGCGATTCATCTGCGTAAAGCTGATGTTTTTCAGTGGAATGTTAGCCGTAGAGTTAATGGCATCCATGACCTGGAACTTCTGTCCCGCACCAGCAAGCGAATACTTATACACACTGGCAGAGGTAGTGACAGTGATGTCTGTACCAAGGATGTTCCAAGGAAATGCGTCTTCTACTTGGCGTTTTGCATCGTTGACAAATTTGCCAATCAAAGTGGAGTAGGCTGTAGCGGTAACAGTGTTAACTGTTTGCTCACGCAGTCGAGCAAGGACATCATTGACAAGTTCTAGGTAAGTCATATTCTTGTAAGTCCTTCTTGCTCAAATGTAGCTATAAAACTAAATGAACTTCCCGACTGAGTAGTTATTTTTAACTTGTCACCTTCTTCAAACACAATGTAAGCGTTGCCATCAAACTGCAAATAGGTTTTTGATGTGAAATCGTATTGAGTCAATATATCAAGAGTGGTATTTGCACTAGCATCAAACCATTGAACAGTAATATGCTTGGTAGAGCCGCCTGTATTGTGTATGTACATTACAGTAAATTTGGCGTAATAGCCCGTAGGACAGGTATAGACTGTTGTGTCTACTGCCGCTGTAGGACTAACACCAACTGACAATGCTCTCATTTTTTCGCCTTGTTCCTGCTAGTAATTGCCTTGGCTTTAGCCTTAGCATCTTCCTTGGAGGACGCGCCCCACGCTTCGAGCGAGAGCAGTAGACGGGTTGGTTTGCCATCTTTTTGCTCCGGCCCTGGCATATTGCCCATCCGTGCTAAAAAGGAGGCCCGTCGAGGGTTGTCACCTGACTTTACTGGTGCTTTCAAATTGCCGCCAGTCTCAGCATTATAAGATGCTCTGCCCTTGGCATTCAAGCCGCCTTTTGGATTTTGACCAGCTTTTGTTTGCCAAGTAGGAGATTTCATCTTTTACCTCATCTAAATCTTGCTGTTTTCTTTGCAATACCTTTGGGTTGAGCCACAAACTGTTTTCCAGCCGCAGTTCCCTTCCTTTTGGCTTTGGTGGTTGCCGCATATTCAGCAGAACTCAAAGACTTGATGGCTGCCTCTGGAAGATACCTCTCCCCTGTTTCAGACGATGGTTTACCACTCTTGGTGCGCCATTTCTGCTTGCCCCAATCTTTAAGAGACTGCTGCGGGTCTTTCATTTCATCTTCTTAGCGCATTTCCCCATTGCCTTGCACTTGCTTGGGGTTGGGCATCCAGCACAAGGCTTAAATGATTTGGCTGATTTGATTTCAATAACTCGCATAATTTACTCCTTATTAAGTTTTGTACCCACCACCTTTAGCCTTGTATTCTTTAGCTAAAAGTTGTGCTTTTCTTGCTGACCACTCGCCAGAATCCCCACCTGATGACCCTGCTTTAATCTTCTCAAACAAGGCTTTTCGCATAGTGGGTTTGGTGTAAACCCCTGCTTGATTGACCTTAGATTTGGTTTTCATTTCTTCTTAGCCTTACCAGCCTCAGACAATGCAATAGCCATTGCTTGCTTTGGGTCTTTGACAACCTTTTTGTTGGATGTCAACTTGCCCGCACCAAACTCTTTCATCACTTTGCCAATCTTGGTTTGTGCTTTAGTCTTTTTCATGTCAGTACAGGACTTTTGCAGTAATGCTTCCAGTCGTCCATGCGGTCACATTAGCGCGCAAATATTTGGGAGCATTGGCTATGGTAACAATGCCATCAGCAGTTAAAGCAGTTCCAATCGTGGCAAAGGTTGTCCCATCTAAGCTACCTTGAAATGCAACAGTTGCTGTTGTAATTCCCGAAACTTGCAAAAATGCTGGAAGTCCAGCGTCAATCTGCACGGCCTTAGATGCGCCAGTAGCGCCTACTGCGCTCAATAAGGTAATAGGTGCTGCTAGAGATGCCATTATTTACCTCGGCCTGTTTTCTTCATCATGTTAGTAGCCGTGCGCTCACCGCGAACAGGCAAAGACATTTTTGGCTTACCAACTGCAACCATAATGGTCATTGGCATAGCTTTTTTCTTGGATGTAGATTTTGCGGCTGGTTTAGAGGGTTTTCCGTACATCATAGTTTTCTTTCATCGTAGTAGTTTAGTGGCAAAAAAAGTGATAGCACCACCAATGGCAGATGCTATCGACATCCCGACCC